CAACAGATGAACTTGTCCATTGCCAAACAAGACACCAACTGTATGGACAATAGGCCGTTTGGACCTGTTTCCAATGTGACGAAGGCACCTTCGGCCCAAACTTACGGTAAGCTAACTGGTCCTCAACAGTTGGATACAGGAATCGAAGTTCAGAGAAACCAGCCCGACATTTTGGACGCATTCCGAAGCAATCCATATACCCAATCATTGACTACATCTGTTTAATGAAGTAAACAAAACAAATTGACACCCACGTGCGTTTGATTTTGATTAAAAAATACACACTTACATGAGTCCTAAAATATTATAATATGTATGGTATTAAAGTAATATACATAGTATTGCATATATCAGTATGTCAAATGTTGCTATCCACAAAGACATCACATCTAAATTAGAATATTTCCATCAGGTTGGTAAAATCCCTAATATCGTGTTTCATGGCCCTCACGGTTCAGGGAAGAGAACAATATTGGACAAATTCATTCGTTTGATATACGACAACGACCATGACAAAATAAAATCGTATGTCATGTTTGTGAACTGTGCATACGGAAAAGGTATTAAATTTATTCGAGAGGAATTAAAGTTTTTCGCGAAAACGAATATCCATACGGATGACGGTCATAATTTTAAGTGTGTCATTCTGTTAAATGCTGATAAGTTAACGACGGACGCACAGTCGGCTCTTCGCCGATGCATTGAGCTATACAATCACACTACGCGTTTTTTCATTGTAGTTGAGGACAAATACAAACTACTGAAGCCGATTCTTTCTCGGTTTTGCGAGATTTACGTATATCGACCACATATAAATGGTCAAATAACAAATTTGTGTAAATACAATATTGATCAGACATTCAACATACAGCAGTACATATCTACCAGACAGGAGTGGCTTAAGAAGGAATTATCGAAAACAGACCATACTCCAAAGAAGTTGCTTTCACTGTCAAGCAAAATATATGAAAAAGGGTTCAGTGCGATGAATATTGTGTCCTTGTTGGAAAGTCGCAAGTTATCGACCGAATCAACAAACAACACGACTGTAGATGTCTTGCTAATGGGATTTAACGCAGTCAGAAAGGATATCAAAAACGAGAAACTACTCATTTACTTCGTTCTTTATTTTTTGTTCGCAAAAGACCCGTTGTCACTGGAGTCCATTATAGTTACCTAACCTAATACGTTATTCCTTCATTATTTACATACAAAAGCATTCGTGGTTAATAATTAGTTTGAATTTAGAAATTAATTATTTACTATACAATATAACATGGATGATTTTAACGTTAATTCTTTATACGAATCCAAAAATGAATGGGGTGCTCGATTGCTCACTATCCTCACCCCGTTGATTGTTGAAGGATTTCAATCGATATACGAAGAGTCTTATTCTTTATGTCAAACCAACAATGAAACCGAAAAGCATTTGATGACCTTCCAAAACTTTATCAGTCGTATCCCAAAATGGAATGCAAATATCATAGAGTCCGAAAAAAAGAGAATCCATGAGAAAAGTGGTTGCGAATATCTCGAAGACCTGATTACATGTGTTCACATCATACAATTAAAGCTATTAACAGCTGTGCGAGTGGGGACAAAACAAAAGAAGATTGATGTCAAGATTCCCAGTGTGGGAGATTTTATTCACAATGTGTATATTCATGCCGCCAGGAAAATTTACAAGAATGTGTATCTCTTTGAAAGAAATATACCCCCGCTACAGATACAGAAGAACTCGCGGGAAACCGAAGTGTTGATTCAAGAATCCATATTGAGTTCCCTGCGAGACGGTATTCCCGTGGATGTGTTATTGCGATCTTATTTGGACGAAACGGTCGAAGAAGATGTGGAGGTGGAAATAAAAGAAGAAGATGTTGCGACAGCACCTATAACCAGTGAAGAAATCAGTATCCAGCAGCCCGTTGAACCCAAAAAGACATTATCGTTCAATGATATTGATGCGTCGATTGACACAACTCAACACGGGACCGATGCGTCCAATTCTGTACATAAAATGGAAGATGAGAACCATGGCGACAGTGCTCGTGAGAGAGAAATAGAACATGATAATTACACCGATTCATCCGTATCTACAGAGAAACTCCAGATAGGAGAGTCCACCGGAAATCTTACCCACGAAGACATTCATAGCCTGGACACCCCGTCGATTGAGGTGATACCTGATTTGTTAATTGATGACATTGAGGTTCTTTAGGTAGTTTGTCAATGTGCCATATGCGTATTTTCTATTATAACATTTTCAAATTTTATAGTAGAATGAATAGTATGTACATGCTCTCCACGTCAATAGCATTTGTCTATTTTATCATAAGATTTGTGGAAATACGTACCAGCAAAAAGGAGGCGGTACCATTCAAACAAGTATTCAAGGACACTGTCGTCGTGTTCATTGCGTGTATTCTTGGGATGTTTATACTCGACCAGTTGTCTCCATATATAAACGAGTCTCCTTCTTCGCATAACGGTGGTGGGAAATCGCCTGCGTTTACCGATAACCCTAATTTTTAGCGCCCTGTCCACACCTTTACCAATGGTTTGTTTTGATATAACTTCCCACTGATATATTCATCATATGTTGTTCCCCATTTTTGATATTTCCATATATCTCCCAAAAGCGAATACGACGTAGTAAGAGTAGGAAATTCTGTACTAAAAATAATACCCATGATTCTTTCCAGACAACATCGGTCGTTTCTGTTCTTTATAAGAGGTATAACAGACATCAAGTCATATTTCCGTGTAATGGTATCCAAGAAAGAAAGGGATATATAACTTTGAACTCCAAAACAACCGCTCCATTTATCTTGACGACGAAACCCGAGTGTCTGGACTGAATCCTGCTGAAGCTTCCTTCGGATTATATTGATATTTTTGATATGTCGCAAGATCCACAAAGAATTGCCCACGTTTTCGTTGTATACAAAATGCCACAGTGGCATTACTGGCACATTTTTCAACACTTCAAACTTAATTCTGGTGTTGAAAAAGACACTGTCATGAAGTATAACAGCTTCTGGAAAAAAACGGAACTTGTGTAGATAGTAATAGGGGAGAATTTCGCCTGCCCCCTTGAATTCCGAGTTGATGATCCGAACGTTGTCTATATGATGAACGTCTTTCACAAACTCCATATTGCTGTTGTCGTCAATGACGACGATTTCGTTGGATGGATAATATTTTCTGATTCGAAAAATACATTCATTCCAGTACTTATTTGTCTTCTCACATGTAACACATCGCGTTATAATAAACCCATATGTCATAAATAATATTTATATATTGTAAAAATATTATTCATTCAGACGCATTCGCTATAATCATCTATAATTCATCTATAATTCATCGATGTTCATTACTGGTTCTGAATTAGGTATCCAATCCTTGGTGAATTCAAAAGACCTAAATTCGGGTCGTGCCAACTGAGCCTGGGGTGTGTGCTTATGAACACACCGAGCGATCATTTTATACAATTTAAAATCAGGATATCTCCATCCCGTTATTTTTGTATAACACATTGATGCCGTTGTCATCAATACACCATTCCACTATGATGCGTGTTATGGCATCGCATTTGGTAAGATCTTTCACGTCTTTCATATCTTCGACGAGATAATCAAAGATAGAGCACGCCAGACGACACAAATCAAAACTGTAGTTGGGGTCGAGTCTGGGTTTCTTGGAATTATAATAGGGCTCAATGTTGTATTGAGATGCCGCGTCTCCGCTGGGACCGAAGCTGTCGCTACACATTGTCTTCCCGTCATACTTATATATGGCACGTCCGAAATCAATGATCTTGAAAATTTTACCGTATGTTGGAACACGGTAGTACACACCCTTTACGCAATAGTAGAGATACTTTTTCTTAGTCGATACATACATGACGTTGTTCGTATGAAGATCATTGTGGGTGAAAGAAAATACTTTTTGGTATGCAACCAATGTCATAATAATCTGCATAAGAGCAGACATCCACAGGTTTTCATTCATCTTATCGTCTAAAATAAGCTGGTCGAGTGTATCTATACATGCCTCCATACAGATGACCTGGACAGGAAATTCAGGAAAATATGCGTTGACCACCTCATCGCTCTCCGTTGAGTCATACGAATCATCATCACTACTTTCGTCATCGCTATCTCTGTCTTCTCCATCACAATCTTTATTGTCATCTTCGTCGTCCGTATACGATAATTCGCTGTTCTCCTCCTCGCTTGAACTGTTTGTATGCTTATGACTCCTTTTGGAGGAACCACTATCCTGGTCTTTTTTGAAATTGGGAGTCAATACGCCTTCTTTCGCTTCCATAGAAGCATCATCATGTTCATCTATATTTTCTATTGTAAGTGGTAATATAATTGATTCGATGTCTTCACCTGATATACGATTATCAGAAGCATCGTCTACGAATACGTCGCCGAAATCGGTTTCTTCGAGACTGTCTACGTTTAAATCTACGACTCCATTGTCTTGTCTGTGTATGGTTATTACTGGTAAATCGCGTCTACTTGACTCGTCGTCGAAGAGATCACTGTAATTATCAATATTGAACAGTTTGTTCTTGTTTTTGTTGAAAAAATCCGATTTGATTACGTATTCCAAGTCGTCGTATACGTTGAATTTGAAATTTTTCTTGATGGCTAAAAACGAACCGTAATAGCGAACACCGTGGACAAATTTCCTGGATGTCATTAACTGGTTGCTTAGATACGAAAAAAATCCGTCCACATAGGAGGAATTGTTTGGGTCCATCAACTTGGAGTGACATGAATCCGTCGTAGAGTTGATTGAGGGAAGCGTGGTGATCTTATCGTCCAATGGATATTTTCCAATCATGTATTTCAGAGGGTCCAGCAACGGTGCGAACTTGAAAAACACCTTTTCGGTTCTGGGTTTGGCTATGCTGCTCTTAATGGCACACATATGAACGTTTTCCGAAACCGATTTCTGGATATTGTCTACGTAGTGCGTATGGTTCAAGTTCACGGTTGAATAATTGTTTTCGTTCAGCACAAAAAACTTGCGGTATAGCGGGACGTAATTTTGGGTGGACGCGAACCCTATATTGTGTAGACTCTGAAACAACCCCTGGTTCTTTCTTTTTTCGTAGTTGACTGTAATTGTCATATACTGGACATTTAGAAAATGAACAAGACGTCAACGCAATTCCGCTAAATAGATTGCGTTCTTTGTATCCTGATTTAATCATGACAATATATACGATGTCCTTAGAATTGAAAAAATTTAACATGAAACATATTAGCTTCAAGCCAAATGAAAACAAGGGTCCAGTGGTTGTGTTGATTGGTCGCCGTGATACAGGAAAAAGTTTTTTGGTGAGAGACTTGCTATATTACCACCAAGACATTCCTATAGGAACCGTTATTTCTGGAACAGAAGAGGGAAACGGATTTTACGGGAGCATGGTACCTAAACTGTTTATCCACAATGAATACAACACGGCCATCATTGAAAATATCCTAAAACGGCAACGACAAGTGCTTAAACAAATCAAAAAGGAGACGGAGACATACAAAAAAAGCAACATTGATCCACGTACATTTGTCATCCTGGATGATTGTTTGTATGACTCGTCATGGTCAAGAGATAAGATGATGCGACTACTTTTCATGAATGGTCGTCACTGGAAAGTCATGTTGATTATTACCATGCAATACCCGCTCGGTGTGCCTCCAGCACTGAGAACCAATATCGATTATGTATTTATTTTGCGCGAACCGTATATTGCCAACAGAAAGAGAATTTACGAGAACTATGCCGGTATGTTTCCTACATTTGAATCTTTCTGTCAAGTCATGGACCAGTGTACTGAAAACTATGAATGTCTGGTCATCAACAACAACGCAAAATCAAACCGGCTACAGGACCAGGTCTTCTGGTATAAGGCTGATGGACACAACGATTTTAAGCTGGGGTCTAAAGAGTTCTGGGAACTGTCCAAGGGTATGGGGTCCGACGATGAGGAAGAACAGTATGACCCGCAGAATGTCAAGAAGCGTGGAGCCGGTCCTAAAATTAGCGTGAGGAAGAGCAAATGGTAATTCGATAGAATCGGGTTCAAATAATTGACATACGACAATTATTTGAATATATACATGGTATTTCTTAATTTCTTACATTCTTAATTTCTTAAGTTTATTTTCATGTTCATACTCTTTACTTCCTGCTCTTCCTGCTCTTCCTGCTCTTCCTACTCTTCCTACTCTTTCTACTCTTCTTCGACATTCTTGACTTTCTTCTCTTCCCTCCCTTCTTGGTATAAGGCTTTCTGCTCTTACGCACATAGTGTTTCTTTCTGTGGAAGACCTTGTCCCCCTTTTTGGTTGTGTAATTCTTGCGTCCACGGTGCGTCCTGGAACGCGTTCCCTTGGTCGATCTGCTTCTGGTAGCACTCATTATACATATAGCTAACATTATTTTTTGCGTTGAGTGTTATTCTCAGCGTAAAATTATACACCGTTAAAAAAACATGTCTACTGACATATCGTCTCGCGGTTGTGGNGATTTCGCATAGTCGCGTCTTTTAATCATCTTCAATGTATCGGTGATCATGTCACCACGCCCATCCTTCTCTCTCTTGAGTCGTTCCTCTTTATTCTTCATTCTCTCTGTCTTCGCGGGACTGGACGGAACGGCTTCGTCCACCACCCACGCGGTCTTTCCAAAAAGCGGGACGTGGAACTGGCCTGGTGCCGATCTCGACGCAGACTTTCGCAACTGTTTTTTCTCCGCCCAGCTTTTCAGAACTCTCGACTTTACGCGTTTGAGTGCCTCGGCAGCACTGGGAGACGTCGGCGTCTTGTCCACATTGGACTTCGGATACTTGTCAGTGAACTCAGAATAGGCCTCATAGACCTCTTGCGGTGTTAAAAGTAGCACTTCGGCAGGCCATCCGTGTTCGGGGTGGTCGTTCATTTGAAGATCAAGCACCGTGGCCATGAGGTTTCCTGATTTATCATCCTCAAAAATGTCCAATCCTCGTCTTTTCACCCCCGCCCAGGTGATGGTGTCGTCGTCCCCGTACTCTTGTTCCTCATCTTTTCTAAGTTCCTTTTCCTTTTCCTTCCATTCTTTGTATTTTGCGTTTTTCTCGTCACGAATAAATTCTAACCCATCCTCCTCTTCCTTGTCCATCTTGGTTCTCTCTCTTGATTGCTGCGTCCTCTCTTCGCCTTGTTCAAGCTCGCGTTTCTTTGCGGCAAGAAATTCGGGGTCGGTTCTTACGAACTCAAGGAGGTCCTTGTCGTACTGCTCCTTTTTCTTCTTCAAGAAGCCTTGATCGACCCGGGGGTTGTTCACAGCATTATTGATATCAAAGACGGTTCTCGCCCAGTTCCGCTGCCACTCTCCTTTCATACGATCGGACGCTAACTTGGAATTAATGTCAAAATAGTTGATACGTGCCACCTTTGGACGAGATTCAGATGCTTCATCATGTCGAGTTACATATGTCAAACGACTATCGTATGGCATCATACCTGGCTCATGAACCATATATCGCTCGGTCTCGTCCCTATATCGCTGAAGCTCGTCATCATTGGCCTGTTGCATGTACAACGCAGCATCCAGAAACCTTTTCTGGGCCGCCGCATCCTTGTGTTTGTATGTCTTGTTAAATTCCTTCTTCTTGTCTTCCAGTGTTAACATCGCAAGCATTTCGGACACTGTGTGTTTTTCCGAATCTCCCAGGTTCCACCTTCTACCTCTACGCTCTTGTTCTTCCCTTTCTCTCGCCTCCTCTCCCATTGTTCTAAGACGAGAAAATACCGACAACTCTTCCTGAACACCCGGCGGCAGTTCTCTTCGTCCACGGGACCCACGCCCTGTTCCTCGGCCTCTGCCACTTGCCCCCCTCTTTCTGCGACGGGTTCTCTTGCCCGTTCCCCGACGCCGAGCCTTTTTCGGTTGTTTCTTAACTGTCGCCTTTTTAGCACGCACGGGTTTTGTGCGACCCACGCGTTTCTTTGTGTTTCGCGGCCGACGGGTCGACCCTTTACGAGTGTTGGACATATAGTATCTTCAGATAAAAATAGAGAGATACAGCGACTTCTATGTTTTACGCGATAACATTATAAAAAAATACTGAGAAGGAATACTACTACCAACACTTACTATGAACACCGACGTTCACGACGACATACATCATGGTATACAGGAGACGAATATAGGAGAGAAGCCCATTATTTTCTCAGTCGGACACCGTTGTACAACAGCGTCGCTTATTAAAGAGATGCGGCTAAAATTTGAATCCTATCCATTCGACTGGGTGGTTTCTAAACTGGAAACCGTGAAACACTGTCTGCGCACCGATTTCGGCGATTTTCTGACAGAAGATCATTACGAGCAAGTAGAGAGCGAGACTATCAACCTATGTGACGGACACGAAACCTTTGTCACGACCGAGTCGATTGTATACAACACCCATTATGAAGACACAATGACCGCTCACGTGAACAAAAACAGCGACAACCAGAGAGGAACCTACGGATACATGCTCGCACTGACCCACCACGACATGCGAGACACTGCAAATAAGGCATACTTTGAACGGTGTATTGATCGATTGCGCAACATACTGAGACTACCTCGAAGGAAATACTACTTGTACGTAAACCCCCTCATCGGAAATGCCGAATTCGACGCCTCTGCGGCCACCACGCTTCTCCAGTTCATCGAGTTTGCCGAGTTTATGTCAACCGTGACTACAAACTCCCACGGGATCTTCTTTTTTGTTGTAAAGAACGAAGAGAGAAAGCATGAGGTAGTTGAGATGTTCAGGTGTGACGCAATGACGGTGTTCGTGATGTTCGCAAACAACGGTATGGTTGACGCAGGTGGAGTGTTTGATGGCGATTTTTACAACGAGCAGTATCACATGCTGGTATCGATTGAGAGCATCATCAATAAGTAAATAATATACTTGGTCATCTTGATGTATTGATACAGTCAAGAATAAGTATATTATTTATATGTTATATTGTGTATTCGCGATTCACATACATATATATGTTTAGTTATCTACGAATCAATCGTTCTTCTCTTTCGAAGAATCGGTATCCGCGGCATCATCGATATTAATGGTCTCGCTGGATTGTGTTAGGACAGGTTTCTTTGTGGCGAACGGGCCGCTCAGAAGCTGACTCTGACCGTTGTCGCTCTTTCCAATGACAATGTTCTCGCCCTCAAACAGCTCGCTGCGAATATCGGCAGTGGAAATCTCTTCTCCGCCTCCTTCCAAAAGACTCTTCTCTTGGGTGTTGGCGATTCCCACCCCGACAAGGTTACCGTCCTTGTCAACCGTCTGGGTGAGCGTGTTGCCCGACTTCTCCGCCTTCTGGATATTCTCCTCGATGGCCTTCTGCTTGGTCTCCTTGATGCGCTGCTCGAACGCCTGTTTGGCGTTGTCCTCGTTCTTGGTCTTCTCGGACATCAACTTGTTCAACTCCTCTTCCATATACTCAACACGACCCGTCTTGTATGCCTCTGGCTCCCAGGGCATCCACATACCGACAGGACCCACGTAAACATCATGATGCGGATCAACCTCGCGCAGCAACTTACATCTCATCTCCGCCTCCTCCTGGGTCGGATAAGAACCACGAACCTTGATACCTCGGGTATGAGTTTGGAAATTCTGGGCAATACCGAACGACTTCTCGAGCTCCTCCTCGTTCTTGTCGATATAGGTCTTGTAGTCGTCTTCAATCGAACTTGCGGTGATTGACTCCTTCTCATCCTTGGCAAATTCCTTGAAATCCTCCATCAGGTCGTCGAAGGTGAGTTTATATTTATACGAAACAAAGTTGAGGAACTGGACAAACTTCTCCATGGACTTGTTGAGCTCCCAGGATTTAACAAACTCTTGGAAGAAAAACAACTCTTTCTGCTTCAATACTTTCTCGGGCGAGACAAAAGAAATACAGGTAAATTTTTGACCCGCAATTGCTTTGTCTTCGTCGAGAAGATCAACATATTTGGAATTGGGCGTTCCGTCAGAATTCATCTTGCGCTCAAAAGGTAGCTGTTCGCCAGACATATAAGTGTATAGATAATCTTCATTTAAGTTTAAATTATTCTATAACTATTCTATAATTACTCTTCTAAAAACTTATTAAAATCATACTCACTGATTGTTTTTTCAAGTGTTTCATTTGCCATGACCATGATTATTGTACTTGCATCAAGGGGCTCAAACTCTAACCAAACATTTCTACCTACATAGCAAAGTTGATTCCTTTCAAATACTTGTTCGGTTGTATTACCATCTTTCGTGGTTAACTTCATACGCATAGAACCGTCTATAATAATCAATACCTCGTCACAATTGGTGTTTGCATGTAATCCTCTTTTGTTATCGGAATCCTCGAACGAGTCTATGTAAAAGAATCGTTTGACATCAAATTGAACATTGTTTACGCAGTGCAATACCCCAGATTTTTGCTGCGTTTGTATATTTTTTATTTTCAATAAGTTTTTTTTCAAAAAGAAGTTGTTTATGTGTTTGCATACATATAATATTTCAGACTCTTCTAATTCGGGGTACATGGGCAACGATAATATCCGACCTGAATTTGTGATACAGTTGTCTACATTTGTAAAGTTGGACGGCTTAAAAGCATCGGTTTCAGAAATACTTATCGGGTAGTGAATAAGAGTAGTGATCCCATTCTCACCCAAATACTTCTGTAGTTCGTCACGATAATCTGTCATGATTACAAATAAATGAAAAACAGGCAGTGATTCTGAATGAACATATGGTAAACAAATATTATCAATGTCTTGTAAATTATCCATGTATATTTGCGCGTTTTGTCGTCTTTTCGCATTGTTTGATTCAAGAAACCGAAGTTTTGTGTCTAATACCACTGCTTGAATAGTATCCATACGACTATTCCTTCCAATAACCTCGTGATGATATTTGATTTTACACCCCAAGTTCTTAATCTTTTGTATCTTGTCTTTCAAAAAATCATCGTTTGTTCCGATTCCTCCAGCGTCGCCAAAAGCTCCCAAATTTTTTCCAGGATAAAAACTAAAACATGCCAGCTTTCCAAATGACCCAACTGGTTTGCCTTTCCATTTGGCACCATGTGCTTGGGCACAATCTTCAATGAGGGTTAACTTGTTTTTTTCACATATGGATTCTATTTTATCCATATCCGGAACCAATCCGTATAGGTGGACAACAATGATCGCCTTTGTTTTGTTGGTAATCTTATTCTCAATATCGTCTATTGAAATCATGTTGGTATCTTTGTCAATGTCACATAAAACTAAATTTAGCTTATTGTTCACGACCGATAAACAGGTTGCAATGTACGTATTCCCCTGAACAATGATTTCGTCTCCTTCACTCAGTTCAAGCGACTGCACCGCAATTTCAAGTGCGTCGGTTCCGTTGGCACATCCAATAAAATGTGAGAACCCGGAGTATTCTGCGAAGTTTTTTTCAAATACTTCTACTTCTTTTCCTAAAATAAAGCTTGTATTGTCTATCACGTTGTCTATCTTTTCTTTTATTTCTGATTTGATACTTGAAATCCCCTTGGATAAATTAAGAAATTCTACCTTCATTTTCTGTATATATCAAGTAAAATATTTTATAAACGCGAAATATCTTCATTATTCAAATATGATGAGTATATTCATTCATAAATTGAAGATGAAATAATAAAAATTCGACATAAATACATAAATATTATGATATTTACATATACAACAAACAACATGAGATTGTTAACATTCCCCAAAAGCTTGGTTATGGGAAAAAATAATTATATCGAATCAGGTGTAAAAATTGCTGAAAATGTGATAATCGGAGATAACAATAAAATATATGATGGAACAGTCATTTATCCGAACACTACCATTGGAAACAACAATGTAATATTGAATAATAATAGATTAGGAGAACACGCTATAGACTCTCGTGAAGTTTTTAAAGAAAAGGTATTTAATGGTTTGGAGATTGGGGATNACAANNTGTTCCATGTTGAAAATATAATCTGTGGTGGTTATTATAGAAAATCAAAAATTGGTAACAATAATAAATTATTAAGTGAGTTTCATATGAGCCATGATACACATATTCATAATAATGTCACTATTTATCCAAGGGTAATTACAGGCGGCANAACAACTATTATGAACAATTCCGCGGTGGGTATGGGTTCGGCTATTCAACAAAACTGTGTATTAGGTAAATATTCGATGATTGGAATGGTAAACGCCGCAAGTCATAATGTGTTTCCGTTTTACATATATTTTAATCAAAAATACCTTCGGCCAAACAAGGTAAAGGTTCCTGAAGAAATAGCAATAGATGAATACGACGAAAAACTAAGACGATTAATCGCAGAATTAAAAATTAACAAATGCGATAAAGATTGTGTAGAGAAATATGAACTACCCGACAATATAAAAGGTCCCATCTATGATTTTTTGGATATAATTACGATTAAAAAGGTATAAATCTATATTTTACATGTCTACTACATACATAACATATGGAAGATGTTAAAAAAATGATCCCGGGATTTACCATGGGGATAGTCCGTGCGGCAATATCTCACCCGTTTGAAATGATGAAAATAAAGTCCCAGATAAATTACCAGGGGCAGTTTTATAATAATTTATTCAAAGGCATCCATTATTCTGTTATCACCAACGCACTTGAAAGAGGAATTCAATTTGGATTATATGAAAAATTTAAGTTGAACGATAACAATATAACGTCGTCCGCGAAAGCAAGTGTTATATCAACATCATTAAGCCTTCCTTATAATATCGTTCTACTAAGAAACGTTGTAATGAAATCAACTATACAAATTCCCAAGACCATCTTTTATAAGTCAGCACTTCTTGAATACACGCGGAATTTATCTGGTTCTATTTTGTTTTTATCTTCGTATAACTATTTGAAAGAAAAAGATGTACCCATCACCGTTCGCGCACCAGCATCAAGCTGTATTGTGTGGCTATTTACATATCCAGTAGATAGCTATAAGAATATATTGCTATCAAATCAACCCACACATTCAATTTCTTTCAAACGATTATATAGCGGGATTCAGTACCCACTCATGCGTTCTATACCATCTTCCATTGCTGGGTTTTATGTTTACGAGTATATGTTATCATATATAAATAGTGTTTGATGTGATAATGAACATCATATAACGAAAATATTTTTCTATCCAATTAGTATATAATGAATCGCGTATTCGATTTAAGCGAACTTGTGAAACGCCTGATTAAGTATCTTGTAGAAGGTCTCATGGTGGCTCTTGCCGCATATGCCATCCCCAAGAAGTCACTCGATCTTGAAGAGATCGGTATGATTGCTCTTGCCGCTGCGGCCACCTTTAGCATATTGGATACCTATATCCCCACCATTGGAGCCACCGCTCGTTCTGGTGCAGGATTCGGTATTGGTGCTAATTTAGTGGGGTTCCCAGGAGGCCTCTAAGACCCAATCGACAACAATGATGGGATGTGTTGTATACGTGTTAATTATTTAGTATAATGATAATATATGATGTATTATCACTCTACAAAAAACAAAAACAAAACCAAAACCAAAACCAACACCAAAACAAAAACAAAAACAAAACCCAAGACCAAACGAAAACCAAAAACAACAAAAAAGGGCATGCCAATGAAGTATGTTCCCAAACGCCTATCTACAAAGGACAAGAAGGCGCAACGACGCATGTTGAATAAATCGAGAAAAATGTATCAACGTGGCGAATATTATACAAGAAAGAAGGTGTCGTCGTTCAAGTCCAAACCATCCAAACATATACGCAACGCCCGTAGGATATACAATATCGACAAGGTCGTTCCATCGAAAGCGTTGTCCCGAAAAACAGGATGTACCGTTGCAGGATTGAATCGCATTGTCAAGAAAGGGGAAGGTGCATATTACTCGTCGGGTTCGCGACCTAATCAAACCGCACGCTCGTGGGGACTCGCGAGACTGGCGAGTTCGGTGACCGGCGGAAAATCAGCAGCGGTGGATTTTCATATTATCGACAAAGCATGCACACATACGAAAAAGGCATACCGACTCGCAAAGAAGTCAAAGAAAAAACATGGTCATGGGACACGAAAAGTTCCAAAAGTATTCACCACCAAATGATATAAACGTTTGATATATGTATGATTATTGTAAGACATGTACACAACAACATTTACACTAATAGGTGGGTTACTTGGTGGCATTCAAGGAAGCAGGTATACCCATAAATACAAATCGGAAGTCAACGTCACCTATGGAAATATTTTCTTCGTAAAATACGGATACTTCGTTGGCGGAATAACGGCAGGGTGTATAGCAGGAAATATAGTGGGTAGATTGTGGACCAGACTCTAATTTCGAACTACGAACTACGAACTATGAACTACGAACTATGAACTACGAACTACGAACTACGAACTATGAACTACGAACTATGCGTTTTATAGGAGAAATATATATATTGCCTAATTATGAAGTGAATGTTACAAGGTAAATGTTATACAAGAGGTTAACCTAGTTGACCTTCGCCCCCGTGGCTTAGTGGTTACAGCATTCGCTTAGTAAGCGAAAGATCGTGTGTTCGATTCACACCGGGGGCTATAAACGCATATATGTAGATATGTAGATATGTAGATAATTAGTATTATAGTCACGTATGTGGTTATAATACTATCTTATATAAGAAGGTATATCATGTATAATCTGAAAGGATTTAAATTCGGGTTCATTGACAACGCGATTGTCGCGATATTCGCCTTATTGGGTATAACGCTTGAGAAATATGTCGATTTTCTAGGAGAATATGGAGCATTGTATGGCGCACTTATCGGACATACCATATCGGATACTTTTGCTGGATATTTAGATTTCGGTTCTCATATTGCTATCAATATGGGACTAGGGTGCCTTTCTGTCATCGTGTTGGTGTACATTTATCTTACTGTAACCGAATCTAAATTGTTGGGATAAACTCCCAATTTAGCTCCTTACATATTTGTTTCCAAATGTTGTCCTGGTCTAATCTCTTTTCGCGGTCCTTCAGCATAGGGAAATGCTCGAGATATTGGTTTTCACCTAATAATTCGCACAGCTTGTATGCCGTGTAGTAATAATTCAGAAAATTCACTCTATCATCCGGACAGAATTTGGAATAGGGTGCTTGTAATTCCATGAATAAATTATATAGAGTTTCCTCGAATTCTTGGGTCATGATAGGCGGTTTGATACCCAACTTGTCTTTGATGAAAGGTATATGTTCATAGTACTTGTTGTACCCCAATTTCTTGAGTATCTCCTTTGTTTTAGCATTAGTAACTTGAGCGATAGTGATTCTCTCTTTTTTGATCTGTAATTTTATATTTTCAATGACTTCTGGTGGGATTTGTGTGGTCTCCTTGCCCTGAAATTGTGCGATAATTTCTTTGAAATGGTTGATTCTTTTGTAAGCATAAAAACACACCTCCTTGGGTGGTTCTTTATATGAGGGTTTTTCATTTTCAATTAAGTAGGGGTTGTTTCGAAAACATTTGTTACATAGCAATACTCCCTCGTCCTCCAGCGGTACCATTTCGCCTTGTTTACAATAGATACAGATATTAGAGGGATGGATATACGAACTTAGGTCAATGAAGGATTCATCTACGTTACTAAGATACCGTTGAACGATATTGGTTGTGTTTACACTGGGCGTGTCATTCGTTGCTTCCCCGTTAATTTTAAAAAAGGTATCCACCACTTTATTTTTCGTGGATACAGCTGAAGTATCAACGTTAGATATGTTCTTTTTGTTCTCAAAATAGTCAAAAATATGCTTGGAATTCGTGAGAAGATACTCCTTTTTTTTACTCTTCAGAATCTTGATTTTCGTATTGATCTCCTTTACGCGATCTTGTAGAAGCATCCGGTCCTCGACGGATTGTTGGGTTTCATTTAGCTGTTTAATGATAGATGCCTTTTCGGATTGAAGGGTAGGTATACATTCCACCATGTCTTGCTGAAACCCGTCCATTATTTCCTTGTGTTTTCCATCTAATGTTATATTTATCGAATCAGCTATTTTGGGTTTCTTTACAGGTTTCATTTTAAACCCATTGGTAGACATCTAACAATATATATATTATTAAACGACCCTTTAATTTTATATTGCTATAAGTATTTTAGTTTGTTAACTATATCCATTTTCTATGCATCTATAAATGGATATTGAATTCAATGTAACCACGAATAACATCGATAGTATAACAATGAAAAAAATGGCCTTTTTTTACAACGCACTGGATGATGGATGGACAATTAAGAAAATGAAGGGAGACAAGTATCTATTCACCAAGAACCACGAGGGAAAAAAACAGGTTTTCATGGATTCATATCTAACAGAATTCATCAAGTCGAATATGGATATATCAAATCTGGTTGTGTAATGCGAATATATGTGACTACTTATGTCTAAAAAATAAAATATCCATATTATAATAGAGATATATACCAATAATTAATTACGTTGAATTAATTCATTATTGACAATATTTTTTTCTTTAGTCATAGTATAACATGGGAGGCGGACTGATGCAATTAGTCGCTTACGGCGCTCAAGACGTATACCTTACTGGTAATCCTCAGATCACCTTCTGGAAGGTGACTTACAGACGCTACACCAACTTTGCCATTGAGGCTATTGAACAAACCTTCAACGGACAGGCCGATTTCGGTCGTCGTGTCCAGTGCACGATCAGCCGCAATGGTGATCTTGCTTACCGCACCTACCTTCAGGTGACTCTCCCCGAGATCAACCAGCTCATGGGTGTCGGTGCCTACTCCAGCGCTGCTGGAGCCACCGGTGTCTATGCCCGTTGGTTGGACTTCCCCGGAGAGCAGATCATCGCTCAGGTTGAGGTCGAGATTGGTGGTCAGCGCATTGACCGTCAGTATGGTGATTGGATGCACATCTGGAACCAGCTCACCATGACTTCCGAGCAGCAGGCTGGTTACTTCAAGATGATTGGAAACACCACCCAGCTCACCTTCATCACCGACCCCTCTTTCGCTGATGTTGACGGACCTTGCGACTCCCAGGCTCCCCGCCAGGTGTGTGCCCCCCGTAACGCCCTCCCCGAGACCACCCTTTACGTGCCCCTCCAGTTCTGGTACTGCACCAACCCCGGTCTTGCCCTCCCCCTCATTGCCCTCCAATACCACGAGGTCAAGATTAACCTTGACATCCGCCCTATTGACGAGTGCTTGTGGGCTGTGACTACCCTCAACTGTAACACTGAGTCTGGCCAGGCTGGTGCCGTCGACCCCTCTGCCCAGGGTGCCCCCGGTAAGCCCGTGCCTGCCTCCATTGCCTACAACCAGTCCTTGGTTGCCGCCTCCCTCTATGTCGATTATGTCTTCCTTGACACCGACGAGCGTCGCCGTATGGCCCAGAACCCCCACGAGTATCTCATCACTCAGCTCCAGTTCACTGGCGACGAGTCTGTGGGTTCCTCTTCCAACAAGATCAAGCTCAACTTCAACCACCCCGTGAAGGAGCTTGTGTGGGTTGTCCAGCCTGACCAGAACGTTGACTACTGTTCTTCCCTTGTCTGCGACGCCCTTCTTTTCAAGGTGCTTGGTGCCCAGCCCTTCAACTACACCGATGCCATTGATGCTCTTCCCAATGCCGTCCATGCCTTCGGCGGACCTGAGTCCACTGGCAAGGCCGACCCCAACTCCCTCATCGGACAGCACGCCTTCATTGACTCTGACGGACTCTTCGAGTCTGCCGGCGCCATGGATGCCTATGTGCCCGAGGGATGGACTGGATACTGGCACGGACCCGGAAACCCCTACAACCAGCCTGGACTTGGAGGACCCCACCTCACCACCGACACCACCACCAACGTCACCAGCTTCACCAAGGGAACCAACGCCATTGATAACTCCTCTGTGTCTGACGCCGGAACCTTCGTGCTCACCGAGACCTCCTTGGACATGCATTGCTGGGGACAGAACCCTGTTGTCACCGCCAAGCTTCAGCTTAACGGACAGGACCGCTTCTCTGAGCGTGAGGGAACCTACTTCGACCAGGTCCAGCCCTACCAGTCCCATACCCGTCACCCCGACACTGGTATCAACGTCTACTCCTTCGCTCTCCGCCCTGAGGAGCACCAGCCCACTGGAACCTGCAATTTCTCCCGTATCGACAATGCCACCCTCCAGCTTGTGCTCTCCAACGCCACTGTTGAGGGAACCAAGACCGCCAAGGTGCGTGTCTATGCTACCAATTATAATGTCCTCCGTATCATGAGTGGAATGGGTGGTTTGGCTTACTCCAATTAAATATAAGGTAATAAAAATATACATTAGTTACAGAGTAAGATAAAAATTGATGCTATAGGCGACTATAGTATGAATGATGAATGATGAATGCTGTTATACTGGAACCCCAGGATACGGAGACATGCCCACATCGAGTTTCTTCAACCAAGAGGACTTGGCGAACACATGGACGAATGTTCCCGCGGCTGGAACCGCCACGATTGGAATTCCGTTATCGGGTGCGGCGGGATTAAAAGATTCGATACAGTGATAAACATGCGTTGATATTGTATTGTATTGTAGACGCCCGCAGAATAGCAGGAGGAACGAAAGTATGACATATTCGTGAATTATGACTTGAAGCGTGAACCATGAAGAAACCATGAAGAAACCATGAAGAAACCATGAAGAAAACATGAAAAAATATAATCATATAAACAAAATATACATATTGTTTATATGAGCGAGACATTGACATTCAATTTCAGGTTCGCGGCAGGGGAATCAACAGCGATCACTATACCTATTAATAATGGACAAAATTTGACAGCAAACGATACAGTAACCTTTAACGGAGTTTCCCAGACAGCAGGCAATAATCCTACCGCAACAATGACAAACAGTAGTTCTTCGGAGGCTATTTTATCGGTGGTCGTACAAATTCAAGATGGGTATTTTACGATCTTAGGAAGTTGGGGAGCTACCGAACGAGTTAGACTCGTGACTGTTGTTGCAAGTAACGATACCGCAACCACAACATGGGGGCTGGGGGTTTCTTCGGTGTCCGTACCTGGATTAACAACTTTGAGCCAAGGATTTAAAGAATGTGTTGAATTAACGAGTGTTCCGGGATACTTGCCCGTATCTGTAAATACTCTGGCAAGCACATTCGAGGGTGCAATCAAATTTAACATCCCGCTGAACAATTGGAACACATCGAATGTGGGTTCTCTTCAAAATACATTTGAGAATGCGTCAGCATTTAACCAGGATATTGGAATGTGGGATACATCCAGTGTAACAACCATGAACTCCTGTTTTAGAGGTGCAACGGTATTTAACCAAAGCATTCGTGTGTGGGACACAAAAAACGTTGGGAGTTATGTTTCCATGTTTTCTGGTGCCGGCGCTATGACCGCCGTTTATGGGACTGGTGGTCTGGCGTACACTCCGACATATGGAAATACCCCGTCGGCGGGGTTCTTCAACCAAGAAGAGTTGGTCCTTACATGGTCAAACGTCCCGAACTACACCCCTCTCTCTATCCCCATTTCAGGTATGATAGCCTCGCCCGCATTGGTAGAGAATGTAGACGTCATTCGGTGGAACAATGATCCTGGATTGCTTATGACAGAGGACCCAAGTTATACTAATATTGGCGGTGACGGTGCAACAGTTACAGCCCACATCACTGTGTATGCGGGAGCAGGGTTTACTCGATTTGGAGGCAACTGGACGAACGGCTCCTATTTAACAAACGTTGATGTGAGAAATCCTAATGGACCTGACGCGAACACCGCATGGGCTCTTGGTTCACAACTCGCTGTCCCATCGCTGACATCGTTGGAGGAAGGTTTCCAGGAATGTTCGTCGCTCGTTCAATCTCCCGCGTATATACCTCGACCAATCATGACCACGAAATACACGTTTCTAAACGCGTCAGCCTTCAACGACGATGTTGGGTTGTGGGATACATCGAATGTGGTCACGATGTTCGGTATGTTCCAAGGAGCCACAATGTTTAATAACAACGACGACGCGGTCACCACCCCAATCGATAACTGGAATGTTCAAAGTGTTCAAAACATGACCGGTATGTTCCGAGACGCAAAAGCATTTAACCAACCCATCAATAATTGGGATGTGAATAGCGTTGCCAGTATGTCATATATGTTCCGGGGAGCAGAGACGTTCAATCAACCTATTGAGACATGGAAACTTGTATCGGTTATTGATATATCAGGTATGTTTCAATATGCATCTTTGTTTAATCAACCTATCAACACGTCGGGTCCGTTTAATGATCAATGGAATGTCAGTTCTGTTACGCAGATGAACAACGTCTTCTACGGCGCAACGAGTTTCAATCAGCCTATTGACCAATGGAACCCGGCAATGGCAACCACTATGGCAAACATGTTTCGAGAGGCGACAGTATTTGATCAGGATATCGGAGGATGGAACACTGGAAACGTGACCACCATGGCGAATATGTTCCGAGACGCGATTATTTTCAACAACAACACGAATTACATAGCAGGTTGGGACACGTCGAAAGTGACCGACATGTCTGGTATGTTCCAGCGCGCTCTTGAGTTCACTCGGTATATCGGTGCTTGGGACATTTCCAAAGTTACCGACATATCAAACATGTTTCAATATGCGCAGAAATTCAACCAGAACATAGGTAGCGGTAGTAACTGGGACACATCAAACGTCATCAATATGTCGGGAACGTTCCAAGGAGCGATCGTATTCAACCAGGACATTGGTGTGTGGAATACCGATAACGTTACGAACATGGCAAATATGTTCCAGTCTGCTGAGGCGTTTAACCAAAACATCGGTGCAGGTAGTACGTGGAACGTTTCCGGAGTGACCAATATGGCCGGCATGTTCCAGAGTGCTATTCTATTTAACCAGAGCATTAATACATGGAACGTGGCGAACGTGACCAACATGAGTAGCATGTTCCAAGACGCAAATGTGTTCAACAGCAATCTCTCTTTGTGGAAGACCGCCAATGTGACAAACATGAGCAGCATGTTTAGCGGCGCGACCGTGTTCAACCAGAACATCGGGCTGTGGGCAACCCGAAATGTGACCACTATGTACGAGATGTTCAAAGACGCCCCCGTATTTGATCAATACATCCGCAGCTGGATAACCCTGAAGGTGGCGGATTATACGCGAATGTTCGAAGGCGCTACCGCGATGATAGCCTCCTACAACCAGACAACGGGGTTTGGAATCACGCCCACCATCCAGTTTTTTAATTACCGATACCCCTGTTTCTTGGAAGGGTCCATGATTGAAACAGACCAAGGATTGGTGGCGGTCGAAAAGCTTCGCAAAGGAGACATGGTGAAGACGCTTCGCAACGGATACAAACCGATTGATGTGATCGGAACACGCATAATACCTCATTTTGCGCTGGATGAACGCGTGAAAGACCAACTGTATGTTTGTAAAAAAGAGAAATTCCCCGAGGCGACAAAGGACCTGGTCATCACAGGCTGTCATTCTCTGTTGTTGATGCGCAATTTTCACGACGAGCAGGAGAAGCAGCGGGTCATTCAGATCAACGGCAAGGCGTATGTGACAGACGAAATACTGCGCTTTCCCGCGTGCGTGTTGGATCGCGGCGGCATGTACGAAACCGACGTGTTTGAGGTGAAGGGAACCTTCAACATCTACCATTTCGCCCTTGAGCACGACGACTATTATATGAATTACGGCGTGTATGCCAACAACATCCTGGTGGAGTCCAGCAGTTTACGGTATATGCGCGAGGAATCGCAAATGCGGATCCTGGACTCGCCAGACGCGTAACGGGTCAAGACAATATATACCGTAAAAAAGGTATAAAAAGTAGACTCTTATATGTATCATTATGTCGCCCACACCTGTACCCAACGATATTGCCACCGTCACAGAGTTAGTGAACGACTGGATTGCAACACCCAATCAGGCTCAGTTCACCGACCCCAATAGCTGTCCCTACTACGGAAAGATCGATGAATGGGATATGTCAAATGTGCGAAGTTTAGAAGGAATTTTCAGAAACCGCACAGAATTTAATACTGATATCAGTAGATGGGATACCTCGAACGTGACAAATATGTGCGGTGTATTCCAGGGCGCGTCTGCGTTTAACCAACCAGTTGGAACATGGGAGACCAAGAACGTGACCACGATGTCGAAGATGTTCCACGACGCGTCGTCTTTCAATAAACCGGTTGGGGCGTGGAACGTGTCGAACGTGACCGATATGAGTGGTATGTTTTATAATGCCAGCAACTACAACCAGCGCATGACTTTCTGGAGAACCGATAATGTAGTTACGATGGAAGAGATGTTCCGCGGAGCACTGAAATTCAACCAGAACTTGAACAACTGGAAGACCGAGAATGTACGGACCATGACTCGCATGTTCAAGGACGCCAAGTCGTTTAACAGAAACATTCATGGATGGAAGACTGATGCGATAAAGGTATAATTTTTACACATGGCACGTTAGGACACGTTATGTATAAAAGTAGTATATGAGCAATGGATACATATAATTAGCCATACACATTCTAAAAATAAAATCTGAATACAATGTATAATGGCTACACAAA